GTTTAAGTATTGGCTTTAACGACCCAACTGATTGGGTTAGTACAAACAACTATGCATTAAACTATCTTATCAGTGGCGACTTTAAACGAGGTATTCCACTAGGCAAGGTTACTGTGTTTGCCGGCGAAAGTGGTGCAGGTAAATCATTTATCTGTTCAGGCAATCTAGTTAAGAATGCACAAGCACAGGGTATCTTTCCAATCTTAATTGATACAGAAAACGCACTTGACGAAAAGTGGTTACATGCACTTGATGTTGATACAAGCCCAGACAAGTTGTTGAAACTTAACATGGCTATGATTGATGATGTGGCAAAGACTATTACAGAATTTGTTGCAGAATACAAAACAATGCCTGAAGACGAACGTCCTAAGGTACTGTTCATTATTGACAGTCTTGGAATGTTACTGACCCCCACTGATGTTAACCAGTTTCAAGCCGGGGATCTTAAAGGTGACATGGGCCGTAAACCTAAAGCACTTACAGCACTGGTTCGTAACTGTGTGAACATGTTCGGCAGTCTAGGTATTGGTCTAGTTGCAACTAACCACACATACGCATCGCAAGATATGTTTGATCCAGATGACAAGATTTCAGGTGGACAGGGCTTTATCTATGCTAGTTCTATCGTAGTTGCCATGCGTAAGTTGAAGTTGAAACTTGATGCAGATGGCAATAAGACCACAACTGTGCAAGGTATCCGTGCCGCTTGTAAGATCATGAAAACTCGTTATGCTAAACCGTTTGAAAGTGTACAGGTTGAGATTCCTTATGAAACAGGTATGAGTCCATATAGTGGATTGGTCGACTTGTTTGAAGCCAAAGGGTTGCTGAAGAAAGAAGGAAACAGTCTTGTCTACACTACCAAAGACGGTGAGATCATTAAGCAGTTCCGCAAGGCTTGGGAACGTAATGAGAAAGACGGCTTAGACATTGCCATGGAAGACATTTCAAAACATGGTGAAATTTCCACTTCTGAGATAACTACTACAGTTGAACCAGACTTGGAGGAAGCTCAATGAAAGAAGATTTGATTGCTGATCTATGGCATGTAGTAATCGGACATATCCCTGAAAAACAAAGACCAGATGTAGCTACTGATTTTGTGAACACATTGTTGGATTATGGCATTAAAGAAAGTGTGTTAGACAGTCTGCAAGGAGTCGATCCTTTTCTCGACGATGCTATCACATATGCTATTGACGGTGAAGAAATCGAAGAAGATGTAGACAGCTACGACGAAGAGGAATAAATGAATTGGTACGACAAGGTTAGTAAAGATATAAGCAACATTCCAGATGCTGCGGCCTATTATGAAGCTGAGTTAATCGAAGCAAAACAAGATGTCCGCATAGCGGGTAACATCGAGAAGGCAAGTTCGCAAATGCCCGGCATCGTGGAAGAACGCTTTAATCAACTTCAAGAAATTGAAGGTATCCTTGAGTACTTAAACATTGAACTTCGTAGACTTCGTAGTCAACATTTTCGCAAGTATTTAGAAAACTATCAACGAGCTTTATCTTCTAGGGACTGTGAAAAGTTCGTAGAAGGTGAAGCTGACGTTGTAGATTTTGAAAAGATCATTAACGACTTTGCTCTACTGCGTAACAAGTGGTTGGGCATTATCAAAGCACTTGATCAGAAACAATGGCATCTCAGCAACATTGTTAAATTACGGGTATCCGGATTAGAAGACGCCAGTCTTTAAATACTGGATAATATACGCAGATAAATATCTGCATGAAAAACATTGTTTTAATCACTGGTGGATTTGATCCACTACATTCCGGGCATATCGCCTACTTCAAAGCAGCCAAAGCGTTAGGAGATATCCTTGTTGTCGGTGTTAACTCAGATGCATGGTTAACACGCAAGAAAGGAAGTCCTTTCATGCCCTACACGGAACGTGCATCGATTGTGCGTAATATTGTAGGCGTCGACTTTGTTATAGATTTTGATGACCGTGATAACAGTGCTAAACGTGCTATTTGGATGGTTCGTCAGAGTTATCCCGACGATAAAATTATATTTGCCAACGGCGGAGATAGAACAGATGAAAATATTCCAGAGATGGATATCCAAGATCAAAATCTAGAATTTGTGTTTGGGGTTGGCGGATTTAACAAAGCAAATTCAAGTAGTTGGATCTTACAAGAATGGAAGGCTCCTAAAACAGAACGGCAATGGGGTTACTATCGGGTGTTACACGAAGTGCCCGGCATGAAAGTTAAAGAATTAACGGTAAATCCTGGATGCAGTTTATCAATGCAACGGCATCAACAACGTGCAGAATACTGGATCGTTAGCGAAGGTGAAGCTGTGGTTAACAGAGCGACTCCTTTAGAGTTTGAACTGCCGCCTGCGATTTTAGACAAACATGATCAACTGCACATCGCAACAAAAGAGTGGCACCAACTTACTAACCCCTACGAACACCCATTAAAAATTGTAGAAATACAATACGGTGAACAATGCGTTGAAGAGGATATTGAACGTAAATGATTCCAATTTTTATCGGGTACGACCCCCGAGAAGCCATAGCATACCATGTATGCACAAACAGTATTATCAGACATTCTAGTCATCCCGTGAGTATTAATCCATTGGCGTTGAATATACTAAAAGACTACGAAGAAAAACATACCGACGGTAGTAATCATTTTATCTACAGTCGTTTTCTTGTTCCTCACTTAATGCAATATAAAGGTTGGGCAATCTTTATGGACGGTGATATGTTGTTACGTGATGACATTGAAAAGCTATGGGCATTGAGAGATGAGTCAAAAGCGGTAATGGTTGTTAAACACGACTATAAAACTAAAATGACTGAAAAATATCTTGGTTCTAAAAATGAAGACTATCCTTGTAAGAATTGGTCAAGTGTGATTCTTTGGAACTGTGGCCATCCTGCCAATGCCGTCGTTACTCCTGAGTTTATACAAAATGCCACAGGAGCACAGGTACATAGATTTACCTGGTTAGATGATGATCTAGTTGGTGAATTACCAGTAGAGTGGAATTGGTTAGATATCGAATATGAATGGAACCCCCAAGCAAAACTAGTTCACTATACACTAGGAACACCTTGCTTCCATGAATTTTCAGATCAAGGCAATTTTTCCAACGAATGGCACAGAGAAAAAATTTATGTAGATTATTGTCTACAGCATGGTCTATGATATTTTTAAGCAAAGATAACAAAGACCCGTATATCAATATGTTTGCACAAGGCTGCAATACTAGAACAACCTCAACTGATGAGTTTAATTACAACGATAGTACTGACTCGATTGTATTAAGAGGCATACTTAAGAAAAAGTGGATGCATCAATGTTGGGAAGATAAACGAAATTTCTATTACATGGACACAGGATATTTTGGGAATGAAAGAACTGATTCAAATCCTAATGGTTGGAAATATTGGCATCGTATAGTAAAGAATGATCTGCAACACGGCGAGATCGTGCCGAGAAAAGACGATAGATTTAAACATTTTAATAAAAAGTTTCAGCCTTGGAAGAAAGATGGTAGGAAGATACTAGTAGCTAAACCAGATGAAAAACCCATGCGATTCTATGACTACGATCTAGATATTTGGTTAGAACATACAGTAAATGAAATAAAAAAATATACAGACAGACCTGTAGTGGTTAGAGAACGGGCACCTAAAAGATTAGATAGAACTGTTAACGATACATTGGAGCAGGCGTTGAATGATGATGTATTCGCATTAGTTACATTCAATAGTGTGGCGGCTACAGAAGCTGTATTTCATGGAATACCTGCATTTACTCTAGCACCAGCTAATGCAGCCTCACCTGTTAGTCTGCAAGATCTATCTAAAATAAACGAACCATATTATCCTGATCAGGATAAATTATATGCATGGGCCTGTCATCTATCCTATGGACAGTTTCACAATTCAGAATTAAGAAACGGCAAAGCCATGGAGATGTTACTAAATGGATGAAGAACTTTTTAGAAAATCAATACCAGGGTCACCTCCTTCGGTTTTTAGAGGAGTTGTAAAAAGAAAACACATACAACAGCATTGGCAAGATAAAAAAGATTTTTATTATATGGATACTGGATATTTTGGAAACTTTGTAAGTCCAGGAAATCCTAGTGGGAAAAAACTGTTCCACAGAATAGTTAAAAACGATTTACAAAAACATTGGTTAGAAACGTATCCTAGCGATCGCTGGCAAGAAATTTGTAAAATCGATCCTAGATATCAATGGAAGGGTTGGAAGAAAAAAGGTAATAAAATATTAGTAATTGTGCCAAATAGAAAATCATGTGTGTTCTACGGATAT